TCGCCACGCTGGAACTCCTGACGCGCACGCTCCAGCGCTTGATTGGCAGTTATAGACCTATCGGTCAGCATGATCTGCTGAGCGCGGTCCTTTTCCGCTTGCGATGCCTGGAACGTCTGACGTGCAGTTTCGAGCGCTTGCTGCTGCGTTCTGTCGAGGGCGTTCTCGCCACGCTGGAACTCCTGCCTAGCTTTTTCTAGCGCTTGATTGGCTGTGATCGTTTTGTCCGTCAGCATGATCTGCTGGGCGCGATCCATCTCGTTCTGCGTGGCCTGGAAGGCCTGGGCCGCTTGCGCCAGTGACGCCTGCTGAGCGCGGTCAAGGCCCCGCTGCTCAGCCTCAAAGGTGCGGCCGGCAACATTCTCAGCCCTTGTGAATTGCTGCTGCTGCGCCTGTAGCTGAGTCTGGAGGGAGCGGTCGAGATTGTTCTCGGCAGCTTGGAACAGTTGCTGAGCCTGCTGCAGATCCTTCTGGGCCTCAATGCTCTGCTCTTGCAGGAAGCGCTGCTGCGCACGGTCAAGGTTGTTTTGCGCGCCCGTGAACTCCTGCTGCGCCTTCTGAACGCTGAACTGATGCTCACGATCCATCGCGTTCTGCGAGGCCTGGAACTGCCGCTGAGCTTCAGCTTGAGCGGCCGCGAATGCCTGCTCTTTTCGCTGCAGGCCGAACTTGTTTTGTTCGGCCACGTTGAACATGCCACCCTCGTTGACGTACTTCTGGTTCGCCAAAGCCTGGCTGCCGTAAGCCTGCGCATCTTGCTGTGCAATGGGGGTCATGCGGTCAATGATCGCGGCCACGCCAGCGCCCTGCGCCATGGAGCTGTTGACCAGCCCTCGCTGGTTCATGTTCTGCAGCGCCAAAGCCCTGGCGCGCTGCATCAGCGGGCTGTCCTTTGCCAGCAGCGACTCAAGCTGGCCGGATGTCGTTTCCGTCTGACGGTCCAACTGACGCTGCGAGGCAGCAAACTGCGCCGCATCGCCAACGGGACTGGCGGCCGCAGCCGCTTGCGTTATCGCAGCAGGCTGATTGGCGCTGGCCCCCATGGCGCCAGTCACAATTCCATTGCCAGGAGTCCCCGCCGGCTGTTGCGTATCGAACGGGTTGTCAGGAACAGTGGTTGCCATGAAGGTCCCTCAAACGAAAATGGCCCGCCAAGGCGAGCCAGTGTGATGAGCGCGGGGGACGCACCTATCCGCGGAAGATTGTAGGCTCAAAGTAGGCATTGTGATAGTCATAGAAGAGCAGCTTCAGCGGCCCTGCGTTTCACAAGCCCGGGCAGCACCCTGCCACCGCCGCGCACCCACTTCATCAGCTCTTCCTTGGCGGCCTCCCAGTCCTGCGCATCCACGCGCCTGCGCAGCGTGCTAGACCGATACCTGGCCACGCCCAGGTTGTAGGCAAAGTCCGTCATCGCGCCCAAGGCCTGCGGGCGCTTGAGCAAGCCCGGGGAGGCCTTCACCACGCCGGCTAGGTAGTTGTGGCGCAGCTCATGCAGCAACCAAGCCTCTGCAGTCGCCTTGTCGATCGCCGGGTGATCCATCGTCACTTGGGTGCCGTCAGGCTTCCACACCGTGCCGTAGCCGATGGTGGCGTAACCCGCCGGGCAGATGTACGGCTTCAGGCGCAGGCCCTCGAAAGGCCGGCACAGCGCCGCTGCCACGGCCACGGCTTCATCGACTGCGCTCGTAGACACGGCCGACAAACCAGAAGCTGATGATCATGTTGAACACGGCCAGGTCGTCGCTGCCCCACATGCTGGTCAGCACGTCCTTCCAGTTGCCGCCCTGTTCCATGGCGATTAGGAACGCGGCGACCTTCACCGCGGCGTACAGCGCCAAGAACAGGTACGTAACCGTGGGCCGCACCAGCGCCGAGATGCCGGCCACAAACCAGCCCGCGGCTTGAGCGGTGCGGCTCTGCTCCTTGAACGCTTCGGCCATCGTGTCCATCTCGGCCATGGTCATGGTCGCCTCAGTCTGGCGCATGGCAATCTCGCCCCGAACCTTGGCAAACTCCATCTCCGCGCCGAGCATGGCCAGCTCGTGTGCCCGCTCGTTCTTCCTGTCGAAGAGCTTGAACACCTCGGGCGCCAGGCGCAGCACGCCGCCGAACACACCACCAAGCAGGGTTTCGAGCATGGTCACTTGCCCATGAACTTGAAGCCGAACTGCACCATCGTGAACACGACCGTGGCCGCCACCCACACGCCGATGCCGCGATTGATCCACTGGTGCAGCACACGGTCGGTCTTGTTGATCGCCGAGTCATGCACAGCGATCTGCGCCTCGCACTTGCCGATGCGCTCGCCTTGGCTGCTCTGTCGTTCCTCAATGAGGATCAGGCGCTGGATGGCATCGGTCAGTTTGTCCACCTTCGCCTCAAGGCGTTGGAAGTCGGTGTCGTTCATAGGCATGTGCTGCTCAGAGAGTTGATGCTTGCGTGAACAGCGCGTCCAGCGCCGCCTCGTCCAGGCCCAGGGCCGGGGCCAGTTGAGTGACCAAGGCCGAATCGCGCTTGACCTCGGTAGAGTATTCCCACTCGATCTGCGCCGCCTCTTTCTGTGGGCTGGGCAGGCCGGCGATGGCCGCGGCCACGTCGTCGAGCTTGCCGGCGCCCAGCAGGGCCAGGCGGGCTTGGCGCATGGTGACGACGGTGGGCGGCCCGGGAGGAGGCGGCGCAGGCGGGGCGCTGAACACGCCGTCCGCGTAGGTCCAGCCTTGCTCTACCTCGTCAGGGCATTTGACAAACCTAGCTGCATAGTCTTCATTCAGTATGCTGAACGGGTCAACGCGCAGAACGTGCGCCGCGCGGTTGTCTTCAATGATTGTGTATTTCACAGGGGTTTCCTTAGTAGAAGAGAAGGATGCAGCCTTGGCCCCCGCTGCCTTGCGGCGCACCTGCTGACGCGCCGCCCCCACCAAAACCGCCGTTCCCGCCTGTACCGTTGCCTGACGACCCGCCGCCGCCGCCAAGACCCCCGGGACCGCCGTCATTATTTGGATCGTTGAATGCGCCGCCGCCGCCGCCGCCCAGGCCGCCGGCCCCGCCAGACCCGCCATCACTGCCGCCGCCGCCGTAGCTGCCGCCGCCCCCTCCCCCTCCTCCCGGGCCAGCACAGCCGCCAGAGCTTGCGGTGGTACCACCGCCGCCCGAACCTCCCGCGCCGCCGGGGGAGGTACACAGCGCTAAAAGGGGGTCCGTGTAAAAGCCCGGTGTTCTGGCTCCGCCTTTGACATGGCCGTATGCGCCCTGGGTGGGGTCTGAACCACCACCATGCCCTCCGAAGTTTCCTAAACTAGCGGATCCAGGTCCGCCAACACCCCCTCCGCCACCGGAGGAACCACCACCACCTACCCCGCCCCAGCCACATCCGCCCCTCATACCGCTTACGGCGCTGACTCCTGGCCCCAACGGTGACCCAGAGCTTGCTCCGCCGGTCCCAACACCTGCAAAGCCATTTCCCCCAGAGAATGCGTTACCGTTTTTAACCGATGGGGCTATTGATGCCGTGCCACCAATTCGGTTACGTGACCCATCTGACGAAGCGCCGTTTGCAAAAAGCCACGCCCCAAAACTTGTCTGACCTGCAGAGTTGCCTGTGGCAATAGCAGTCTGAATTACTTGCCCAGGATAGACATCAATTTCGCCAAAAGCGCAGCCGCCGCCCCCCCCAGAAGAACTGCTATCGGCGCTTCCCCCTGGCCCGAACGCATAAGCTCTAACCTTGAAAACTCCATCTGGCACAGTCCAAATACTATTTCCGGTGGCGGTGAGCAGCGCCATGCGAGGCCAAGAGTTTTGCACCCGCCTGCCGAATTGCTCGGCTACTGCATTCGGTGTATTAGGAAATGGCATTTCAATACACCCCGCCAGAAGCAGTAACGCACAGCGCCGTAGAGCTTGCAGTGGTCGCCACGGTGGTCGATACCCAGAGCGTATCTGTTGAGGCCAGAGCAAGGTTGCTGTAACTGCGCGTCACGCTGAATGCTGGAACAGTTGTCGATGGCGTTACTGCGGTCACTTGAATCTCGTCAATAACCACTCCTGTCGTGCCGTTGGAGCGCCAGATAAGCACCGTCTGTGCAACCGTTGCAGAACTGATGGATGTAGATGCCGCCTGCACTTGAATGGTATCCACGCGCATACCGTCTGAGGTAACAGGAACCAGTGCAACAGCAAAGTTTGGCGTACCACCACCTGAAAGGGTTGCGTGCGCCGTGGGGGCTCGTGTAGTACAAGCGGATGCCGAGACTAAGCTGGCGGAGTAAGCAGCGGGGCGAATTGGATAGATTGGTGCGGTGTTTGCTGGCATGGCTGCCTCCTTAAGTTACAAAGCCCCTGCTGTTAAGGCAAGGTACATGGATGATCCTGGCGACAAAAAACTCCAACTAGCCGTGGCCCCGTTTGTCGTTAGGAACTTGGAAGAGTTGCCGGTCTGCGCGGGGAGGTAGTCGTCGATTGAAACCTTCTCCACGCCATTGACCAGCATCCGGGTCGCGCCCTGCGCCCGGCCGGCCAGCACGTAGCCCGTGTTGGCCGTACTGAGCGTGCCGTTGTAGTTGATGTAGTAAAGCGTGCCGTCAACCAGCCCCGTGCGGTTGGCGTCCACCCGGTTGGCTGTTGCTACCCTGACTGAGCCGGAGGCCGACGCGGCATTCTGTGCAAACCCGATGAACGAGTTCGCGTTGGTCACACGGTTGGACCACACGTAACCCAACGACTGTGTCGGGACACGCGGGCGGTAGGCGAAACCCACACGGCCTTGCGTGCTATTGAACGCACCCGTCAAGTAAGGGTCAACGCCGCCGCTCTGTGAATCAACTGTAGTGGCCGCGCCGTAGGAGATCGTCGTGCCCGAGACCGTGCCAACCTTGACCTGGACGCTGGAACTGGTGGCGTACTGCACGACGACGCGGTCGTTGACGCTGTCGTAAACCACGGCAGGCGTGACCGCCGACATTGTCGTGGCGATGAAGTTGGCGACCGAGCCGAAAGTGAGCGTCGTGCCAGACACCGATGCGACAACAGAGCCGCCGTTGTTCGACGTGTCTTGGAACCCCACGACGCACTTGCCGCTGCCGGCAAAAGCCGTCGACAGATAGCTTGCGTTGGTAGCCAACTGCGTCGGAGACCCCAGGGTGATGGCCGACCCAGACACCGTGCCGACAACCCCGCGCACCGCGGATCCGCCGATGTCTCGGAAGAAGATGACCGTCTTGGAGTTGGTGGAGTCGTAAGCGGCCACCATGAAAGACGACGTGGTGGCCGAAGCAGGCAGGTTGACCGCAGATCCGCCAAACGAGATAGCCGTCCCAGACACCGTGCCGACGATCGCGTACCCGTACTGGTTGGGCGTGTTCTGGTAGACGATGACTGGCTGACCCGCGGACGCATCGAAAGCCACGCCGCAGTACGCCGTGCCGGCACTGTTGAACACCTGGGTCATGCCAAACGAGATCGTCGTGCCTGACACCGTACCGACGATGGCCGTGCCGTAGCTGCTGTTGCCACCGTCTTGGTAGGCAATCACCATCTTCTGGTTGACGCTGTCGTAGGCGACAGACGTCCAAGCCACCGTGGCTGATCGGAACACGACCGGGGTGCCAAACGTCAACACCTGCCCGACCAACGTCGCAACGACTGCCGTGCCGTAGTTGCTGTTGTCCGCGTCCGCGTACACGAACACATACTTGTCCAGGGCAACGTGATACGCGCTTGCCAGGTACGCTGCGTTGGTGTCGAACAAGACGCCAGACGTGTTGTAGGTGCCAGCGCTTTCCGCCACCGCCTCAACCTGGCCATCAGTGCGCACCGCCACGGCCGCGCCCAGGCTGATCGAGCCGTTGGCAATAAACTCAGCCCCGGTCCAAGGATCGCCCCAAGAAGCGTTGGTGCCGTCAGTGGTGACGAACTTCCCTGCGTTACCAGACTGCGCGGGCAAGGCCGCGCTGAACGCGGTGGCGCTGACAAACGCCGTCGTGGCGAGCTGCGTCGTGTTGGTGCCTGCGGCGGCCGTTGGGGCCGTTGGAGTGCCCGTAAAGGCCGGAGAAGCCAGTGGCGCGAACGACGCAGGGGTCGCGGTCAAAGCGGTCCCAGTGCTGTTCACTACGACCAACTTGTCAGCATTTCCAGTCAGCTCAGGCAGCTTGTCGAAGCCAGCCGAAACGGCGTCCAACTCTGCCCGCAAGGCTGCCGACGAGCCTGGCGCATTAGGCGCCGGGAACGTGGTGTGCGTGTAGTACGGGTTTGTCATCAGCGGATTCCTCGACGCATGGTGTAGTGAAGAATGATTGTGTTGACGGTGAAAGGCTCGAACAGACTGGACGAGCAGGAGATGCGAACCGCAATGTTCTCTGCAGTCCCGCTCACTTCAATCTCCGACGGGTTGATGTCTGAACCGTCCCACACAAAGTTGTCCCAGATCATTGAGTCCCAATAGCTGGAGCGAAGATCCGCCGGGTAGGTGGCTTCCAACGGCTGCGGAATCTCCGCTCGCCTGTAGCCCAGGTCGTACCCAAACTGGATCTCAGAGTAGTAGTCGCCAACAATCTCCACGCTTGCGCGACGGAATCTTTTCAAGATCCGGGGAGATTTCACAGAGTCGTACACCAAGTTGAAGCTGGCGGGTATGGCCTCGCCGTCAAAGCTGGTTCCCCTGTCGAGCTGGTACACAAACCCATTGCTGGACCCGAAGAAAGACACGGCATTACCGTTTGCGTCTTCGCCCTCGTCGCAGCAGATCACCGGGTCAGAGAACTCCACCGGCATTGAGCCCATGAGCTTGCCGTTGACAACAGTCATGTAGATGCCTGTGCCGTCGGAGAAGAAGACCCGGTACTGACCCTTGTCGCGGCTCAATGAGCTTGCTGTGGCCGTGTTGATGCGACTCTGAAGATACGGCCGCAAACTCATCGTCAAAGCCGCAGGCAGGAAGTTGCCGAAGTTCAGCGTTGTGCCCAAACTGATAATGCCGCGGTCATCAAGCACGTAAGCCTGGTCAAGGTTTTGCGCCGTGTACGGAACTGCGCCAGTACCAGTGTTGAACGTCGACAGCGCAAAGTTGGCCTCGCTAGTGCCATACAGCACCGACGTGTCGCGCCTGGTGTAGACGCCCAACGCGCCCGACGACTGGTCGCCAGGCAACACGATCAGGTTAGTGATCGTGCCATTCATGGCGATCTCACCTGCGCCCAGTACTGGATCCCACTGGTAGGGATAGCCAAGCGCAGAGAACTGCAGCGATGCACCGAAAGACAAGAACAGGTGCTGCTTGTGGACCACGACATGCTTTGGCGTGTCCGTTGGCATCGTCGTGGCGATGGGAACAAACACCGTGCCGTCGAACTCAAAGGCGCGGTTGACGCCGTCGCAGCCGTACAGCCGGTAGTTGGCATCTCCGCCGCCAAAGTTTCCGACTACCGTCTCGTAGCGACCTCCTGGCAGCAGCGTGATCTGAGTGGCCGCGCCGCCCGCGTGCGCGTGTACCGTGGCGCCGATGCGCAGGTTTTCGCCCGCCTGGAAGGTGCCAGTGGTGCTGGACAAGATCAGGCGGCCAGAGGCCAGCGTAGCGCCTCCCCAGGTGCCGTCCTGCCAAACAACGCGAGACACTAGCCCAGTGGCCCCGCTAGTCTGTCCAGTGACGGTCTCGCCATCGTTGATTTGGTTTGTGCCGCTGTTAAACGCCAGCTCTTTTCCGAACGTGATCGCTGTCCACCCAGAGGCTGTGGCCTTGTGCATCACGGCTGCCGTGCCGCCAGCGTTGTTGCGCCAGGCGTACACGTCGCCTTTGTAGATGGCCACTCCTAAGACGCTGCCAGATCCAGGGACTGCCTGAATGCTGGTGCGGTACTCGTCGGCTGCCAGGCTGCGGTACTGCGCGTTGGTCAGCCCGTCGGCGGAAACACCAGTCAGGCTGGTGATCGTGCCGACGGCAACCGCAGACACCGTGATGCCCTCACCGCTCACAAACGTCCCCGTCTGCCTGGTGACGACAACGTCGTTGCCACTGCGCGCAATCACCTTGCCGGTGGCCGCGGAAGTCTGCCCGACTACTGTGTTGCCGACCGACACCGTGCCAGTCAACGAGCAAGTCAGGATGTTGTACAGCGCAGCCGACGGACTGGTTCGACCATCAAACCGCTCGTACCCTGCGATCCGCGTATAGCCACCGTTGACGCTGCACTCAAAGTTGGCTGCCTTGCGAGCAAACCCGGGCGGCATGACCAGCGTAGGCGTGACCTGATCCAGACCGCCTCCGAGGCGGATGAGGTTGTACTGAACGCGGGGGAGCTGGTCCTTCTGCATTGCACCCTCAGGCCAGCGGATTCCCCAGGTACAGCTCAGGAAGCTGCTCACGCTCAAGCTGGTTCATCAGCCGACTGAACTCGGTGTTGCCTTTGCTCAAAACCTCAGGCGCAGCCTCGTACAGGCCATAGAACTGCATAGCCTTGTAGACGATCGCCATGTGCAGATGCGTCGGCATTTCAGGCGTGTCAGTGTTTGCAACGAGCGATGTCGGAAGAGTCTGATACTCGCCGGAGATCTTGTAGATGTCGTCCGGGATCTGACCCAGCATGACCTCTTTGCCGTTGGGCTTGATCGCAAACACCACCGGCCGCCCGTTGATTTGCACGTTGAAGCGGTAGGTGTTGCGAAACACCTGGTACTCCCACTCCACCAGCCACTGCTCGTCCTGTACCCCGATGCTCACCTTTTGGCAGCGAAAGGTGTCCTTCCACCAGTACCGCAAGTCCGTCATCAAAGCGCTGGTGACAGTGTTAGTCGTAGTGGCGGGCGCGTAATCTCCAGTGCTTGCTACCGTGTTGAACGCAAACGGCTCACGCATCCAGTTCCAGTTGTCGTGCATTCCCTGGATCTCGAGCCAAGCGTCGTTCGTCCAGTTGATCAGCTTGGCATACATGCCAGTCTGGCCAACCACCGACGAGATGGTGCCGACCACGCCGCACTCGGCGGCCAGACGCTGAGCAAGCTGGAGGTAGTTCATCGCTTAGGCGGGCTGCGACAGCAGCTTCTTCAGCCAGGGCACGCCCTGCTTCGGATTGGGGTCGTGCATGACCTGGAAGGGGTACGTCAGGGACAGCACGTTCTCCTCTTGGAACCCCATGCTTCCGTCTTGATTGACGACCTTCTTCTGGCGCACGCGAGACTGCTTGGCGTTGGCCAGCACAGCCACGTGATAGCGGCGCAGCTTGGCCGTGTCGCCGCGGACCACCATGCGGTAGTCGCCGTTGACGTTGACCTCCACGAAGCCTGGCTCATGCTCGTTGCCGGGCTCGTTGAAGTACACCTCCAGCTCATCGCGCATGAACGCTTCCTGGTCGATCTGATCGGTGCGCAGCACACGATCGGTGTCGATCTCAATGCCGCCAGCTTTGATGGCGTCGGAAGCGGGGGTGACGGCGCCGATGATGTCGACGTCATCTGACGCGACTGATCGATTGCGCTCGTAGCTGTTGAGGGGCTTGCTTGCCATGGTGAAGTCTCCAGAGTTGCGATACGGGAGCCGCCAGCCGGCGGCCCCCGCGGGTAGCTGGCCTCAGATCAAGAGGTCAGCGGGTTGGCCGGGACGGTAGCCAAGTTGATGAACGATGCCGTCACACCGGAGGCGGACAGGTCCACCGAGCCCGGGGTGAAGTTCGTCCCAGAGGTCACCGCCACGCGCAGGGCCGCCACCGGGCACACGCCGGGGGGCGCGTCCGGGAACATCAGCGCGACGCGACCAGCAGACAGCTCGGTGTTGTCCACGATCTGACCCGGCAGAATCGAGACGTTGCCCGACGTGTCCAAGCAGATCAGGTACAGACGGGTCGAACCGTTCGCGCCACCAGTGAAGCCGCCGTTGACCGTGGCCACGCCGCCAGAGGCAGCTTGGTACACGGTCGGGCCGCTGTAGCTGATGGCGATGTTGTTGGTCGCCGACTTGCTGTAGAACCGTCCATCGATGACAAACGTCACCGTGTTCGCGTTCTGGATGGTGTTGGCGTTGGTGCCTTCGGCCCAGCCGCCAGACGACAGGCCGGCGGTAAAGCCAGCGGAGAGAGCGAGGTTGTCAGCCATTTGTGTGGCTCCTTTCAGTCAGTGACGATTGCGGCCACGGTGGCCGCGTAATTGGTGTCGGTCACGCCAGCGTCGGCGTCCAGCTTGGCCGCAACGGCCTGCAGGGCATCGACCACTGCCAGCAGCAGTGCCGTCATCTCCTGACGGTCACCAGCGACTGCCAGCGCATTGGCGCGCTGTCGTACGGATTCAAGAGGCATTTACTTTCCTTTCATCCTTGAAGGTTGCATGCTTTCTGAGATTGATTGGGGCCGGGATGACCTGAAGATTGTTTTCCACATGCAGCCCACACACGGTCTTGCCGCGCAGGGGGATGATGTGGTCCACATGCCACTTGCCGCCCAACATCTTCTCCCTCACTTTGGCAATGTGATATGCCTCGGAGATGAAGAACTTGTTGGCCCAGGACGGGGTGGCGCGCTTGACGTAACTCTTGCGAGCTGCGGTATTCGCGTTCACCTTGTCCGCGTGCTCGGCCCGGCGCTTTGCTGCGCGAACGCGCTGCCCTTCCAAGTCGTAGCCAGGGTTGGCCGCTTTCCACTCCCTGTGCAGGGCGCGGTGACGGCCCTTGTTCGACTGGTAGTGCTGGCGAGCGTAGGCGCTGTGGCATGACTTACATGCGGAATGCCGAACATTGCCGCCCTTGGAGCGCAAAGAAAAGCACTCCTCAGAAAGCATCTGTTGGCATTTTCCGCACGTCTTCAGCATCTCAGCCTCTAGTCAGATCACAGCGCAGAGCAGGCGCTTTCCACCCTGACCATCCAATTTTCATTGAGACGGACAGCGTTCTTGTAGAAGTTGGCGCCGACGTAACCGAACTGGCCCATCGGGTTGGCGTGCGTGATCTGCTTGGCAGGCAAGTAGATCGGCTGGATCGCGCCCATGCCCTTCAGTGCGACCTGGCCCCAGGCCTCCTGAGCGACCACCATGATGGGGTACACGTCAGCCGTGGTGCCGGCGGTGCCGCCGTTGGACAGGAACGTGCCCGCAGTGATTGAGCCGCCGCCCTGCAAGAAGGGCTTGAAGTACGGCGAGGTGATCACGCGGAAGCGCTCGATCGCGCCGATCTCACGCTCATGGACGGGCTTCTGCTGACCGTAGCGAGCGCACGGGGTGAAGTTCGTCAGGTTACGGAAGTCGGCTTCCATGTCGGTGTGGATGAACACCAGGTAGCCCGGCTCAATCGCGGCGGTGGCGAAGTTCACCGAGGCGCCCAGCTTCTCGGTCACGAACTGAGCGTGAGCTGCCTCGAGCTGACGGGCAGCCTGGCGCAGCTTGTTCAGCGTGATGGCCGTGTTCACCGAGGCGCGCGCGGAGCCGTTGGCGTACACCACGTTGGTGCCGCCGCGGACCACGCCGTAGGAGACCAGCTCTTCGATCGAGGCCATGTGCTCGCCGACCAGCTTGACCATGTCGCCGGGGATGTCGTCCTCGTACATGGCTTCGGCTTTGGACGAGATCTTCATCAGCACGCCGTACTGCTGCAGGGTGACCTGCACGTCCTGATAGGCGATCGTGCGAGCGCCGGGGGTCACACCTTCCTGCAGCAAGTAGTTGCTGGTGGTGATGTTCGGAGCGCCGTTGGAGCCAGCGTCGATCGGCAGAGCGCGACGGAACACGACCGTGTCGGTCTTGTTCTGGGGCACTTGCTTCTGCGAGCCGAAGGTGCTCAGCACCTTGATGGGCATGGCGTGCTTGAGCATCTCACGCTCCGCCATGATGAGGTTCCGCGAAGGAACAAGGGAATAGGTCTGCATGATTGGTTACCTTTTCTGTCGATCCAGTTCATCGAGATAGCGCCAGTACTCCTCGGGCGTCATGTCCTCGACAGCTTTCTGGCGCACGTTCGCGCCAGATCGCCCCGAGGGGATCGCCGCAGCAGAGTTCAGGCGCTGCGTTCTTTGTGACGAGCCAGACTTCATGGCGTCATCGTGCAGGTCCAACAGGCGGATCGCATCTTGCGGGCTTTCGCTCGCCGCAAGCAGTTGAACCTCCCGTGGCTGACGCTGCAGCCAGCCCATGAATTCCGTCGTCCGTACACGATCCTGCCAACCCGGATGCCTCACTTCGACCGACAGCTCGGATCGAAGGCGCTGGATTTCGTCCGGCGTAACGCCAGACTGCTGAGGTTGCTGTTGCTGCGACAGGCGCTGCTCCAGCGAACTCAGCCGCTCGTTCAGAGCGGACTCCATTGCCTCCGCGAACTCGGGGTAGTCAGACTTCAGCCTGGCCATTGCCTCGGGGCTTGCCTGCGCTGCGCGGATTTCACCCGCAGTCGGCGCATCTCCACCCTTGGCGGTCAGTTGCTGAGCAGCTTGGATCTGCTGCTTCAGTTGACTTCCGAGTCCACCGATGTGGCCTTCGGCATTCCTCAAGCGCTGGGTGACCTGAGACAGCATCGTCTCAAGCCCGGCGATCTTGTCCAGCAGGGCCTGGTCCCCTGTCGGCGCTGCTTCACCACCCTGGGTTGCATCGGCCTGTTCGGCGGGTGCGGGGGCTGTGGTCGCGTCCTCGTTGGGGGTCGGCACTTCAGCAGATTCTGGCGTGGGCGCTTGGCCCGCCTCCTCTGCATCAAGCTGTTGCCAGATCTTCAGCGCTTCATCTTGCGGTTTGACAGCTTCCTGTACTTGCATGTTGTCGTCGTCTCACTTCGGTGCAGGTCACTGTGGACCTTGTTCGTCGACGCCGGCCAGTTCGCTGGGGTCGACTGCGGGACTCAGGCTGGCTTGTTCAGCCAGGCTGAGAATTCGTTTGAGCTCACTGATCCCACCGCGGACCAGGGCTGTCTTTTCTGTGCCGAATGACGGTGAGTCGTTCAGCTCACGCAGCTCCTGGAGTCTTTGCTCCAAGGTCTGCGTCAGCCGCTTCCAAGTTGTGCTTCGGAAGTCCTCAGTCTTCAGCAATCAGCGCTCCAAAAGAAAACGGCGCCCGTTTCCGAGCGCCGTGGGAAATGGCTTCTGCCCCAGGTCAGCCCCGAAGAAGACACTGACCCGGGGCGGAATATAGCATTGTGATTCCCGCTGTGCAAGAGCATCACCGACCCATCATTCGGCCGACGTTGACGATGAAGCCCGGGCCGCCCAGCAGGGACGGCGACGGGCTTGGCGTGGGGCCCCCGCCGGCAAGCAAGTGCTCTGCCGCGGTGCCGGTCGTCAGACCTGACCGAGACACGAGGCGAGCGCCAGAAGTCACGCCAGACAGGCTGATTGAGACCAGGTGCTGCCCAGCGCTGACGCCGGACAGCCCCGACAGGCTGACCAGTCTGGACGCCGCGGTGGTCATGGCAGGGTCTTATTCCACACCGCATCGGCCAGCGCGCTGTAGTCCACCCCGCCCGAGGCCGCGTTGTTGAGCTTGTTGCCCATCGTGCCTGTGTCGTTGTACGCACTCGCCAGCGCACTCCACACGGCCGCTGACAACGACTGCGGAGACAACTCGGTGAACGGCGTGATGTCGCCGCTCAGGTGCCCGATGGCGCTGGGCGATGCGCTTAGGCTCCACGTGATCGGCGCGCTGCCCTCGGCGTTGATGATCGCGCCCAGCGTGGCGTTCGGCACCGTGAAGCTGATGCTGGTCGAGCCCACCGCCGCCAGCGCACCGGCCAGGTCTGCCGAGGTGCTGAACGTGATGCTGGTCGAACCCGAGGCCGACACCACCAGTTGCAGGTCGGCGCTCGGCACCGTGAAGGTGATGCTGGTCGAACCCGAGGCCGGCAGGCCCAGCGTGCCCGATGCTTCCGCGCTGAACGTGATCTGCGTGCTGCGCGAGGAGATGCGCCCGGCTTGCAAGGCCATCAGCCAGGAGGCCGGGTGCGTCGTGCCGTCCGGTTGCCCGGCCAGTTCTCCAAACGCTGCCGTCTGGTTGCGTTTGGCCGTCCACAACGGCTGCATCGACGTCTGCAGCGTCACACCGGACACGGTGCCCACCATGCGCCCCGGCACCGCCGAATAGGCGCCGTTGGCGGAGACGGGCGACTGTCCGTTGAAACGCAGGGCCATCAGCCGCCCCAGGCGTAGCGGTTCACACCGAAGAAGTTCGTGTTGGCCGGGGTCGCCGCGCCCGCGTAGGCGATCCACGACAGGCAGGCGTTCTTGGTGGCAGCCGCTTCCTGGATCAGCGGCAGGCTCGGGAACTGGTTCAGCATGTCGCGCTCGCTCAGCAGGAACTGCGTCGTGAGTTGCAGCTCCATGATCGGCTTGGCCAGCACCAGGTTGGTGAACGTGTTGGCCGTGCCGTTGACCGCGCTTTGCTGCCAGGTCTGCACCGAGCGAATGCCGGTGTCGCCGGACTGCAGCGGCAAGAACGGGCCGATGTTGTTCGCCGCCGTGCCTGAGTGGTAGATGTGGCTGTTCACCGCGCTTACCGTCGCCGCCACCGTTTGCGGCAGCGCGCGCGAGCCCGTGCCTGCTTGGTTGGTGTACGTCATCAGGCAGTTGTGCGCGCTCGCCCCCGTCGTGGCTGGTGCGACCACGCTGTAGGCCATGACGCCCGTGCCGTCCGTGTAGCGCGGCAGGGTGAGCGAGTTCGCCAGCGTGATCGCCGAGGCCGTGTTGCCGTCAATCCGGGCGTAGCAACCCAGCAGGTCCACCAGAAGCAGGGTGATCGGCACCGTGGTCGCGCCAGCGGTCTGCGCGCTCATCGTCAGCAGGTGCTTGGTGGCCGTGCCGCTCACCAAGTCCCCGGGCCAGATGCAGCCCTGCATGGTTGCGTCATACGGCGCAAAGCGCGGGCTCTGACCGTTCGTGCCCCCAGCGATCACGATGAAGTTGTCCACCGAGCCGGCAAACGTGGAGTTGGCGACGATGGCAATTTCTTGCGTCGAGCCCGCCACTACCGCCTGCGTCGTGGTGGTGTTGGTGGTGATGGCCGTGCCCGCCGTGCCGCCGCCCAGCTGAATCTGGATCTGCCCGCCCGTCACGCCCGAGGTGGTGATGATGACGGTGTAGGTGACGCCGCTTTCTAGCGTGATGCCAGAGGTCTGCGTCAGGTTGCTTGCGGTGCCCGCCGTCTTGGTGAACACGCCCGTGGCGCCCCAGGCCCAGCCGGTGCCGGCCGTCCACTCTGCGGCCGAGTCAAAGCCCCAGTTTTTGACGTAGTTGCCGTGGTAGCCCTGGCCTCGGTCCCCCGCTCCCAGAAACAGGTCGTACCACCGGCCGGCGGCCATCACGGTGGGCGTGATCTTGTTCCAGGGCTGGGTCCAGATTTTCCCGTTGGTGGTGACCTGGTTGATCAAGTCGTCGTAGCTGGCGAATCCCATGGTGTCAATCCCTTGCGAATACGATGTGGCCGCGCGTGATGCCGCTGGCCGTGCCGTTGGTGATCGGGCACACGATGTGGTTGAGGTAGGCCCCACTGGGCACCAGTGGCGGCACGCGGTTGCGCGGAAACTCCAGCTCGTAAGGGGTCACGGTGTCGTAGGCCACCGCCTCCAGCACCGGACGGACCAGCACGAACGCGCAAAAGCCGCCCGAGCTGTTGAGCACCCGCACATTGGTCAGTTGGCGCACGTCCAGCGTGCCCACCCCCAACGGCACGAACGGCGCCGCAAAGCCCGACGTGGCACCCGTGGCGCTGCTGAAAGCGTTGAGGTGACCCGCTCCCGGCGTGGCGTTGATCCAGAACGACACGGTCGTGGCTTGACCATTGCTGCCCACGTAGTCCAGCACCACCTGCGTGGGTGACGGCGCCGTCTGCGGGATGGTGGTCACCACCATCAGCCGCATACCAGAACCGTACCTGCTGGCCCAGTTGGTGTTGTCAAACACCTGCGGGTCCGTGCTGTCCATGTCCACCAGCGGGTAAAACCCACAGTAGTCCAGCAGCAGGGCGTTGGCCGGCCAGATGCCATTGGCGGTGCCGCCGCCGCCCAGGTTGTAGCGGGTGATGTAGGCGTCACCGCCCAGCCCCGCGTTGATGCCGTTGTTGCTAGCCCCGACCAAGGGCGTGTAGGCCAGCGCATCGCCGACGTAGGGGTTGAACTTCGGCGTACCCGCGGCCATCGACAGGTCCAGCCAGAAACCGGACGCGGTGGTCACCGGGCTGGCGGTCTTGTGCCAATGCTGGCGCCAGACCTTGTTGCTGTCCCAGGAGTTGGCCAGGCTGCTACTGGTTGGCATTGACCGCTTTCGCCGCTTCAGGGGTCGCCACCACTTGCGCGGCCAAGTGCTCGCACGTGCGGAAGAACCGCCCGTTGTAAGCAATCACGGGCTCGTTGCACTCCGAGCACCGGAACAGCGGCGCTTGCATCTGCGCGTCCGCTGCTGCTTGGGCCGCTGGGATCATCAGTCCACCGTCGCCGTCAGGGCCCCGGCCGCGAACTGCGGCTGAATGCCGTTGCTGATCGACAGGCTGGAGTTCAGCGCGCCCTTGAGCAGCAGGTTGCCGGCGCCGGTGGAGTCTGTGCCGATGCCGAAGTGCGTGGCCGTGGCCGTGCCGCCTGTGGCCTGGGGGAACTGCACCAAAGCGGTGTTGCTCACCGTGCTCACAGAGCGCGTCCAGCCGCCGGCCGTGCGCGCTACCGCCACCCGGGCGTAGGAGGTGTACGCCACCTCGTTGGTGCTCTGCGTGCCCGCCTCGCCGGGGTCCGCCGTGTGCAGGCTGATGTAGAACGAGCCGGCCGTGGCGGAGTTCTGCAGGCCGCCCGCGTCACCGATGTTGGCCCAGTCCACGTTCAGGAACAGCAGGTCGAGGAGTGCCGCTTCGGCGGCGTTGGTCATGCTCATGTCGTGCTCCTCAGATCATCGACTTCAGGGCCGAGATCTTCTGCTGGTACTCTTCGCGCAGTGCTTCTGCGGCCTTCATGGCCTTGTCGGCGTCAGCCATCTTGGCCTCTGCGCTGCCCAGCATCTCCTTGAGGTCGTGTGCGTAGGCCGCATTGGCCGCGGCGTCAGACGCGACCTTCGCACGGTCAGCGGCCAGCTTCTCGCGCTCTGCAGCCATCCAGCCATCGAACGCCTGGCGTTCCTGCTTGATGTGGTCGCTCATCGCCTGAGCCTCTGCCGTGGCCTGTGCGGCGCGTGCAGTGGCCTCGCGTGCGGCGGCCGCATCCTGCGCGGCTTGGTCGGCCTGGGCCTGCACCGCCTTTGAGGTCTTCAAAGCATCGGCCTTAAGCTCCTGCGCACTGGCGGCCTCTGCGGCTGCGGCGGTCTGCGCACTCTTGATCTGGTCCAGCACTGCCTTGAGCTTGTCCGGTTCCCTGGCCATCTCCAAGAAGGCCAGAAGGTTCGCTGCGGTGTCGACAGCCACAGCCGAGGGGGTGATGTTGATGTTCACGAGGAACTCCTTACGTGGTTGCGATTACCGCGATCTTCAAACCCGGCAACACGCCGAGATACTCAGTGCCGCCGCCAACGACTCTCATCGATGACGCCGACGCTGTAGGGTTTACTCCAACGGCCACGCGGCACGCGACGTCGGAGTGGATTCTTACAAACCTGGTGGCATCTGCAAACACCAGCGACTGTGCAGATGACGCGCCCACCGAGACCTGCTGCTGGCGCAGGCTGGGCTCCTGGCCCGCAGGGATGCGGTGGCCAGTGCCAGCGTAGGCCAGCTCTGCGTATTCGGTGACGTCCAGTACAGCCATTGTGATACCTCAGATGCCCGAGCCTTGGCGTACCTTGATGGCCGCCTCGGCGTTGAAGATCTGACGCTGATTGTCGATCTTCAGAGCCTCCAGGCGCTCCTTGGCTGCGATCTGCTCGCGTGTGAGCTGAGCGTCCTGGCCGAGCTTGGTGAGCGCCAGGTCGCGCTCGATGTTGGCTTCGGTCATGGCGATCTCGTACTCGCCCTGCTCCTTCTGCCTGCTGTACTCAAGCTGCTGCTGCTGCTGGGCCCGGATCTCCTTGCTGTCCTGGATCTTGGCCATGTCGACCTCGGCCTTGATCTTGGCGGCCTCGATGCGAGGATCGGCCGGCGCACCCTGCTGGGCCTGGGCCTCCATCTCCTGCTTCACCTGGTCCTCAGGCTTCATGATCTCCTCGGGGTTCACGCGGAACGCCTTGAGAATGGCCTTGAGCTCTGCCCGCTCCTGCAGGTGCGGGATGTAGCGCGGGT